ACCAGCTTCTAAATGATGCTTATTACTATCTGTGGACTTTCAAACGTTGGAACTTTGCAACTAAAACAACTAATTTTCCTTTCTTTGTTGACATGCTTCCAACCAGAGACATAGAGAATGCTGCATCTGGTGTTGTAAATGCTAACGTAATACAAGGTGACCGTCGTGTTGTATTCTCTGCTGTAATGGATAGATTAACTTTCTTTGGTGTTAAAGTTTGGGAAGGTCAGCCAATCTCCATACAAAACTTTGAATACACAATCTCTAAAGTTCTTTCTGGTAATACTATTCTTCTTGATAGACAGTTCCAAGGTAAAACAAATACTGACGACATAAGCTGGGTTATTAAGAAACGTTGGTATGACCTACCAGAAGACAGTTTAGAATTGCTTTATCTAGGACACAGAGATTTTCCTTATAATACTGCTGCTGGTTCCTTTCCTCCATTCGGTAAAGCTACAGCTATTCTTCCAAGAAGAGATGAAGAGCTAGACCTTCGTGGTGATTATAAAGCTTCTTATGCTGAAGCTTACATTTGGGCACCAGCTTATCAAGTACCTGCTGCTGAAAGATTAGGATTAGACCCAACAACAACTGAAGGATTAGGAACTAGAATAACCGCAAATACCTATTGGGAACTTTGTTGGGCATTTGTTAAAGATGGAAAAATAGGTGCTCTTTCTAAACCAGAGATAGTTAAATTATCTGGTCAGCAAAATTCTATTTCTATGAAGTTTATTGGCTGGGATGATACAGAAATTAAATCTGCTGGTTACATAGCTAATGATGATGTAGCTCCAGCTTGGGAAGGATGCCGTAAAGTAATCTTCTGGAATAAAAACTTTGATAAGCTAACAGGAGAAAGAAAAGGACTTCCTTGTTGGATTAGCATACAAAATGGTGGACCTGTTAGAGCTAATGACAGCTTCTCTGATTATGTAGTTGTTGATGATACAGTTTCAACCTATACTATTCAGTTCTTAAATCAGTTTGATAATGGTAATCGTAAATACATAGAGATTGATGGACAACACAATCGTATTCGTCCTTATCCTCGCGTAGATGCTTGGGACTTTGAACAGGCTCAAAAGAAATCTGCTGGTCCAGACCCTGTAATCATCGAACCACATGACTTTATCAAAGAAGCCGTTATTCGTTACTACAAGAAACCATACGATTTGCTTCTTGGTACAGACAGTCCAGAGATGCCTTATGAATTCCATCAGCTTATTGTTTACAAAGCTCTGGAAGACATTTACTTAAAGTTAGGTCAGCAATCTCTAGCAGCTACTTACAGAGCTAGAATAGACAGAGACATAAAAGATTTGCAAAAGAGATACACCGACCACATCGATAGTCAAGTAATTAGAGGTCAGTTTTCTACAGGAAATAAAAGATTTTATTACGATTATGCCTCACTAAAGAAACTTACCTAAAAGGAACAACAGCATGGCTATGAGAACAAAAAGCACAAGTTTCGTAACAGCTCAAGGTCTAGACCAAAACTGGAAAGGAAAGTATGGCTGGGGCGATGAAATTGTCAACTTTAGAATAGACCCAGCAGGTTTAGGTTGGGTCTGTGATAGAGGTGTTGAAAGCTGGTGGAAGTTTCCAGCCAACTTTACATTTATTGCTGATGGAACTACTGTAGCAGAAATTCTTGGCTTTCCAGTAGATGCTCTTTACATTTGGGAAAAATCCTCAACAGGACAGGTTTATCATTTCGTTGAGCAAAATGGCACACTTTATTACTGGTGGGGCAACAAAGGACAGGGAGCTACTTATCCAAATACTGGCTATTACATTTCTGACAGAATAGTTCTTGATAGAAATAGACACAGTCCACAGCTTGGTGATGTAGGAACACAGTTTATTCCTTATGGAAATCGTCTGCTTATTATCAACGGTTACGATAAGCCACTTTGGTTTTCTGGTAATGAAGATTGGAGAGATTTCTCATTCACACTTGCAACACCTAATCTACGTCCAACACCACTTCAGCCAGATTATTTAAGTGGTACAAAAGCAGAAACAGGTACAGCTTATCCAAACTTTGCAGATAATCATGTTCTTGGTTTAGGAACTACTGATGGCAATAGAAATCAATACCAATACAGAATGACTTATCTAACTGCTGATGGTGCTGAAAGTCCTCTCTCTTCTACCAACGTACTTGATTGGACTATTGATAGTGCAGAAGCAGACGAAGAAAGAAAGTTCGGTGTTGTTCTTGACCTTCCACAAGGACCAAAACATGCTGTAGCTCGTCGTATCTACAGAACAAAGAACATGAAGACCACAGGTGTATCTGGTGCTTCAAATGGTGAGATTTATTTTGTTAGAGAAATAGAAGAGAATAGTTCTCGTTTCTTTATTGACACTATGGCTGATGGTCAATTAGTTCAGAAAGGACCAGAGGAAATAGCATCTAGCAGAATAAATACAACCTACAAGTTTGGAGCTACTTGGAATAATCGTATTTGGCTTGCTGGTGGAGATAGTACCCCAACAAGATTAATCTATTCTGACGCTGGTATTCCAGAACAGTTTAATGCTACTTCTTACTTTGAACTAGGAAATACACAAGGCGGTCACATTACTGGTGTTACCCCTTACTACAATAATCTTCTAGTATTCCGTAGAAATGCAATTGAAGTTATTCGTGCAACTACAGGAGGATTTACCCTATCAACACTTTCAACCAACATCGGAACAATAGCTACAAAAGCAATAGTAAACGTTCCAAATTTAGGCGTTACCTTCTTAACTGAAGATGGTGTCTATCTTATGTCTGGCGGTCTTGATGGTGGTTCACAAATCTCTATTGCAAAGATAAGCGAAGGTGTTGATGATGAAATAGGCAGAATTAATAAATCTGCTCTTCCATCAGCAGTAGCAGCTTATTCCATCAAAGAAAAAGAACTTTGGATACACTACGCTGCTGACAGCAATCAAATCCCAACAAGAGGTATTGTTCTACATACTGAATTAGAAGGAATAAACTTTAGCCAACGTTGTGCTATTGACGATGTAGATGAACCTTCTTTCCGTTTTACACAAATAGCTACAGACCCAGAAGGAAACTTTATTCTTGGTACTGCTCCTGTTTGGACCCTAAACGGTGGTGTTGGTTCTCCTCTTTCCGTAAATTCAGTAGGTTACTTGGCTGGACCATTAGTAGTTTGGTCTGGTGGAAATTACTGGGGACAAGAACTTACTTGCACACAAGCTTCTAACTTTGAAGATTACAGATACACAGCAGCCTTCAGAACTAATAAGCCAGCTTCTCGTTGGGAAAGTAACTGGATTGACTTTGGTGACAACACCATCAAATACCGTGTCTTCTCTGTTGAGCTTGAATTAATCTCACAGGGCGATAATCCATTAGAACTTTTCTATGCTACAGATTTTGATAATAAGTTTTATCCATGTACAGGACAAAAGCAAACACTTTCTGAAAGAGCATTCACAGCTTCTGAAGACCCTGTATTTGGCGATGTAAATAATGCTGTATCTAAATCATTCTTTAGAATAGGAACTTCAGCTACACAAGATGGAAGAATAATCAGAATAAGATTTGACGTTAATACGACACTTATTAATCAATTCAAATTCCGCTTACAAACTACCAATCCTCCACAGGCTTCTGGTGTTATTACAAAACAAACACCATTCCATCTTCTTTCATTCCACATTAATTATGATTTACGCGACCAGATGGCAATAAATCAATCCACCAACTTACAGAAGGGGCAAGCAAGATAATGTCTAAAACTTATCAAGTAATACCAAATCATCAGTTTGGTCAAGTAAAGAGCGACAACATAAATGGCAACATAACAGGTGTTTTAGATGAATGGAACGGAAACCTTGGTTCTAACAATCTTCCAATCAAAGCTTTAACAAATGCTGCTTTCAAAGATGGTGCTGGTACTACTGGTTTTTCTTTATCTAGAAAAGCTACATGGACAGGGCAAAGCCAAAACTATCACCGTGTAAAAAGATGGAACGTTGCAGAAGCTGGTCTAAATGTTTGGGATGTAGTTGAAAGTATTGATTTAGGAACTTCAAACTGGGGCAAAGGATGGAACCCACTTGAAAACTATGGTACTTTCAGCGAAAACTATTTAGATTTTGATGCAAAAGAAGGAATGCTTGTTGGCTGTGCAGTTATAGATTTCTTTCATGGATACAATCGCGTAGTTTACCAAGGTCCAAATGATGAAACCTTCCGTGTTTTCGTTGGTGGAGAATGGTGGACACAGTGGGGTGTTTTCGTAAATGACACACTAGTAGCAGAAACTAGCGATACTTTCCCACGAAGAGAAACTATCAATCTTCCATTTAAGGTTCCTGTTGGCTCACAAAAGCTAAAAATTGACCTTCGTTGGAAATCTATTACATCAGATGCTATTGGAACTGGCTTTCAAGGAAATCCATCAACACCATTAGAAATCTATGGTGCAGAAATCTGGGTAAGAAATGTTTACAGATAAGGAGAATAGATAATGGCTTTCATTCCATACAATAAAATAAAAGAAGGTGAGATAGCCACAGCAGCAAGATTAAATGCTCCTTATGATGCATTAGATACTGGAACTGTTGATGGAGAAAACACCAAACCAAACTGGGCAACACGCTACCATTTCAATACTGGTTCTGGTAAATTTGCAAATGAAGTTTTATTTGATGAATACACAGGAACTTCTGACTTTGTTTCTACTTCAACTTCTTATGTCACTATTTCTAATGCAGGTAATCTAGCAGAAATAAATGCCAACAAGGCGATTAACGACGATGCTATTCTTCGCTTTGGAGCTAACGGAATAATTAGTGAGCCAGACCTAAATGCAGACGGACAAGGTGAGCCAGCTAAAAGAGGTTGGAACTTTTATGCTTTCCGTATTCTAATGACCTATAATACTGGTGGTGGTAATGTTACAGAAACTGTTGCTGAATGTGGTTATTCATTTTCTGGTAGAGCAGTAGTTAATGTTGATAATACAGGTTTGTCAGAAGCTATTTGGTATAGAAACTTTTCATTCTCTGGTATTAGATTAGTAACAGAAAATAACTTTACATTAGTTAAAGTAGAACTACAGGCAAAGGTATGTCCTAACGGTGGAAATAATAATGCTATTTGGGTTGAGAGAAATAATCTAACAGTTGTAATAGCAGAACATTAAGGAGAAACAAAATGCCATACACCAAACCTTACACATACGTTGATGGAACTATCCTAACTGCTCCAAATCAATTTTCAAACGAAGAAAGCGCAAAAGAATTTATCAATCAAGAAATCTCTTCTGCTGACTATGCTGTTGGTAAATTTGATTATGATGAAATAGAAGCTGGAGAATTTCAGCCTGTAACCAATAATCATAAATTTACAACTTCCTACATCGCTGGAAAGAACATCGATGTGTCTGTAAATAATAGATGTTATTTTACATCAAACGTTAAAGCCAACAACGAACAGGGAACCTCTATTTCATGGTGTGACCTTTGGAATGCTGGAGAACAAGTTCAGATTGTTGAAGGAACTGCTAAAGTAATAATCACCTTTGAAGGTGCATTTATCGGACAAGATAATGATACTTCTGCTGGTGGCGGTGTTATTACAAATGAGAAATGGGATAATAAAATAGTTCTTCGTCATACTGACTATACTTCTTCTCCATCCACTACAACCTTTATTGAAGGCACAAGAATGTGGGGATTTGAAGGTTTAGGAACTTCTGGTGGTGCTGTAGACCCTAATGCTGGTGGTCGAGGTGCTGACAGAAGACAAGTAATGCTTCAGTACGTCATAACACTTGACCGTGGATTACATGATTTACAGCTTTGCATTAATCCAAAAATACAATACGGATGGCTTTCAGCTAGAAACTTTTTGGTTGAAGTATTCTATCTATAAGATTTGACTTTTACACAAATAATGAGGGAATAATAAATGGACCCAATCACTTTAGGATTACTAGTAGGAGCTGGAGGAGCGGCAATTCAGTCCATTCCAAAACTTATTCCTAGCTCTTATGAAAGAGAACAAAAGAAAAGAATGGAAGACCTCCAACGTAAGGAGGAAATGGGAATGCTTGGTCTTACCGAACAGGAGCGTAATGTTCTTGAAGGAAGATTAGGAACCAGAGCAGATGCAGCCGCAAATGCAGCCAAACAAGAAAGAGAAAGATACTTGGCTGGTGGCGGTGGAGCTACTGCTGGAACCAACCTACTTGGAGCACAGATAGCTGAAGGTCAAATGAGAACCCAGAACACAGCTATTGCACAGGCTATCGAAGAAGAAAACCTAAAGAAGACAGCTTCACAAACTGATGAACTTCGTGCCCTTGAAGCTGCTAATGCTCAATACAAAGCAGATAGAGCCGCTGCTCTAGCTGGTATTGCTGCCTCTGGTTTTGAAGGTGCAGTAACAAGTGCTGCAAACAAAGCTCTAGAAAGTGGTGCTAAAGCTCCATCAGCAAATGCAGTATCAGCAATTGCTAAACTTTACGGTCTTTCAGATGACCAAGCAAGAGGATTGTTAGAAGTCACCGCATCAAATCCAGAAGCTACAGCTTTATTTGCAAAACTAAAATAAGAGGAAAACATAATGGCGATACAAAACGTAAATGGGCGTAATGCTTATGTAATTCAATCTGAAGTTCCAACCGCTAAAACTTCTACTGGCATGGGCTATGGTAATCTTTACAGCCATTTGCGTTGGAAGCTCTGGGAGAAAGCTGAAGAGAGCGTAAAGCAATCTATTGGTTATGAAGAAATGGCTTACAAAGCCCAGCTTGAATTTGCTATGAAACAAAGAGCAGACATTCAAAAGCGTGTTTCTGCTTATGACAGAGAGATTGCAAGATTAGAAGCTGGCGAAGCAAAAGATAATGCTCGTATTGAAAGCAAGCGTGACGATGATGCACTTAAAGTAGCTCGCGATACAAGAAGCATGGAATTTGGAGCCAACAAAGCTGCTGCCCCATCAACAACTAGAAAATCTGATGTAAAAGCATCTACTTCTACTAAAGTTAG